TTCTGCAAGGCTATGTTTAGGGCTATGCAGGTCTTGCCGCAGGAGGTTGGGGCTGCAATAACCATTACCTCTCCGTTGGCTATACCGCCAGCACTGAGCTTCTCATCTAGTTGTTTGATCCTAGTTGGCAGGGCAAAGGTATGGTAGGTTCCCTCCGCCATCTTCTTGAAGTCTTCACGCAAGGACTCAGCCGCAACCCTAATTGATGTGTCGCTCACAGAGTTATTGTCTAGGGTAGCAGTGACGGCTCTCTCGATGTCAGCTATGATTACGTCTGGGTCTTGGTTCTCTGTAGCTGATTCAATCGCGATGCGTGATGTGCGAATAATCTGACGTAACTTAGACTTCTCTTTTATAATCTTGGCATGGCTTGTTATCTGCATAGAACTACTGGCCTGCCTTTGTATGTGCATTATGGTGCTGAGTCCACCCGCTTCTCTGTCTGTGCCCTCACGCTTCAGTAACTCATCTAGCTCAAGCTCAGAAAACTCTTCACCCGAAGAGCACAACTTAGAGATACCCTTAAAAATTATTTTGTTGGCGTTGCTGTAGAAATCATCTGCGTTGACGATGGTGCTGATGCTGTCGTAGGAAGCATTGTCCAACAAGCAACAAGCTAGCAAAGCCTCTTCTGCCTCTAAATTATGAGGTTGCTCCATTACTCCTTTATTAGTCCAGCGAGGATGCCGCGTCCAACAGTTTGTTTGGCTTCAGAATAGAACCTAGCCTTGGCTATATGCTGGTCTTGGGTATATCTGTCATGTATTTCTTGGAGGATCTTTTCAGCACTTTGTATGATAACCTGTCTCTCCTCCTCTTTCCCCACTACACCATTCATTGGCTCTAGTGCTTTCAATATCTGGTCTAAGAAATTTTTGCGTGGCCCCATGATGATGCGGAAGTGGTCTATGTAGTCTAGTTCTTGCATGGCTATGATTTGGTTAATTCGCGTTCAAGTAGTTCTAAAGCTCTCCAGGCTGTGCTGTGGAGGTCACCCTCCATAAAGTGTCTAATAAGTTGGTTCTCGTCTCCAACAGACTTGTCCTTGTGCCATTGCATAGGCTTGCCATTGGTAGGCTCACCGTGCTGTTGTTGGGCTATGTAGCTGTGATGCGATAGAGCAATCAGGGCGTTAGGAAAGTAGTCCTTGATGAAGGTTGCTATTGGGTAGGTTTTTCGTTCTTCTGAGTCTGTGGGAAACATATTATAAAAGGTGCGTAAAAAAGCCCCGCCCCCGAAGGGGAAGGGCTAACAGGTATGCCTAGAAAGGGTTGGCAATGACTTGAGGCTCTGAGTAAGCAATTTCTAGCTCGCTCTCTTCCTCGTAGTCTTCCTCCGTGGGCTTGTCTGCTTTGAGATAGGAGGACAAATATTCCTGTAGTGTCCCATCCATCCTGTCTGCTTGTAGTGCAGCCTCATCAGATAGTGTGTTGGATACAATGCTAAAGATTGGTCTGTTGTAAGTTACAACACCTTTGCGGTCTTCGATTGCTTCTATAACTGCTACAACAACGTCTCCTTCTAACCTGTTGGAGCCACCGACCTTTTCTTCAAAGTCAATCCATGCAGTAAGAGCACAGCCCTTGAGTTGGAGGTTTACTAATTCATAGCCCTCGCCAACCTTGGCCATAGCGTAGACAGACTTGGTGAACTTGACACCATGCACAGTCTTTACTTCAGCCCAAGTGCCAGTAGCGACGATACCATCCTTGTTGCGGAGGGTAAACTTATCTCCTACGGTGTATGCTTCGTTAGACCAGATTGCGCTGTTCTTTCTGTCGTCCCATCCCTTGGCGGTGATGAGTTGATCGAGGACGATGAACCCTGTGTCTAGCGGTAGTGTTTTAGACATTTGGGCTTCCTTATCGTAAAACTCCCATGCGGAAGCTTGTGTGTTCCATTGAAGGAACTTGGTAGCAGGGTTTGAAGACCCTGTTGATCTTGGTTTAGTTCTAGACATAATATTATTGGTTAGTGATTTATTGATGTTGAAGAAATGTGAACAAAAGATCAAGCATTATTTTTGTTTTTCTTTCGCTCTTCGTTCTCGGCCTTGGTCTTGATTGAATGACAGCCAACACAGATGGCCTGGAAGCCACCTATCTCACAGAACAGTCTGGCTATGAGCGCATCCCAGCTGTCAAAGCCAGTGACCGGAACGATGGGGTCAATGTGATCTGCTCTCATGTCCTTGGCAGGGAATAGTTTCCCGCAAACAGAGCACTTGTGCAGCTTACACTTGCGCCCTGTTGCGGGGTTCACACCATGAACAACAAAACTTGATTTGATAGCTTCATACTTAACAGGCCATTGAGCACGACGCAAGGCAGACATGATAAAACTCCTGTAGCGAGCCTTGGTCCATTGTCCTGAGTTGTATGGCTTCTCTACTTTCAAATTAAAAAATTATTTTTGTTTGTTGTTAATAATTGTTGATAGGGTTTCCTCAAAAAAGTTTATCAACAACTCAGGTGTATACTCTCTTTGATATTGCGTGCATCTAGTTGTGCCTTTTATATTTCCACAAATAGAACGCATAATTCCCTTATCACAGTAATGTATTGTCAAATCTTTTTCAGGTAGCGTGGGCAGCTGATTATAACGTAACCCGCAAAAGTATAATTTAGTTTTCTTTGACACAGCTACGTGACCAAAGTCATGTTGGTCTATTAAAATACTAAAGCCACCATACTCATCTTCAAACTCATTAGGGTGGGGAATGTAAGAGCCAAATAGACGAGAGCCTTCAGGGTGTTCCAAGATACCGCCAACTTCTCTTATCTTATCCACTGACCATGTGGCTAAGTCTTTTTCATTGGGTCTGGCTCTTGATGCCATGTGAGACAATCGACCCCACGCTCTGCAGGGTGGATGACAGACAACAGGTAAATCCTCTTCATAAGTAAGGGCATCTCTTTTAACATCATATACATCCCATTCCTTTCGCTGCTTATAAGCTGAATCCTCTCTGCAAAACAACGCGACGTATTTGATAGTGTTTTTCACTTACCTTGATTGTATGGCTTCTCTACTTTCAAATTAGTTTCTTCACACTTCTGATATAAGGAAGCAGGGTGTCCTTTCACCTACCCACGAACCTATTTGGTTATATTCAAAGTATTCGACGGCCTCTTCTTGCGTCATGCCATCGGCAATCATCTGGTCAATAACCTTAGCTTTGTCATAGCAAATGATTGGGTTCTGTCCTATTCTTTCTACGACCCCTGCAATGCAATCATCGAATCCGTCCATTTTTAGTAGTGGCTCACCTGAGTCAATGTATCCTTGCAGTAATTCGTTCATGCTACCCTGCCTCTTCCATGTCTAGGACATAGCCAAGGGCTTCTCTGACAGTTTCAAATCCTTCTGCAACTCCTGTAAGTTGCTGACCAGTAGGTGAATAGATGGCAACGCATCTGTGCTTACTTTTCGTAACTTCTCCCTCGCCGGCAAAGAAACAGTAGGTGTAGCCTTTATTATCTATCAAATCTAAGAGATCGCTATCGCTACGTGGAGCCTTGGGTCGCAAAGCTTTGGTAACATCAGCCACCTTAACATAGGGATGAGGGCTTCCAACTTCTCCATACTGCAAACGCTGTAGTGATACATCGTCTACGTCTAGGGCAAAGACTTCGGTGTGTGGGTCAATCTCTGCGGTGCTTACTTTTATTTCATTCATTTTTATATTTGGTTTGGTTGTTAATATGAGTAGTCTCTCTCATCTACAAGATCATCTATGTAGACGTCAATGGTTTCCCAACTAATTCCAATGTCTGCATCGTGCTTACGCTCCATTTCTAGCAGTATTTCATTGGCTTCGTCTTCGGTAAGCTTGACACCTTTTTGCTTTGCCTGATGTAGGACATCCTCTGTAGACCATGTTATATTTATTTCCATGGTATTATCCTCTGATTGTTAGGTTGGCAAGAGCTTCGTTGGTTCCCTCAATAAGTTCTTTGGCAGGTATCGAACTGACGACCTCTAGTCTCTCCTTGAGATCATTCTTCTCCTGCGACAGTGCCTTGCGCTGTTCGGTCATTCTCTCGATGCGGTAGGAAAGAGCACGTGACTCTTGTCGTATCATATCTATGCGCGTTTGTATGCGCTCGATGTTTTCTTGCTTTATATCCATTATTCTAGTGTTGGTATGGTTTTTACTATTTCTGTGATTAGTTCGTTATCTAGAAGTTCCTTTGGTAATGGTTTCCTCCAGATTGTCACAGTGTTCAGGCAGGCGTAATACTGGTCAAGAGAATAATTTTCTTTTTCATAAATATATTTGGCTTGCTCTGGGATACTAAGCTCTGGGTTCTTATATTTCTTAATAAGTTTCTCTGCTTTCACCTTGCCGATGCCCTTCATGCCCTCGATGCAATCGGTGCTATCACCCATGAGCAGTTGCACTAACCAATTGTGGTCAGCCTCCTCTTGGCTCACATAGGTAGGCCAGTCATCTTTATCCCAGTTGTAGTGCCATCCAGGCACAGACAACATATCCTTATCTATGCTACATATAATTGGATTGTCTACCTTTCCATTGGTAGATATTATGCCTAGTAAATCATCAGCTTCTAAGCGGTCGTGCTGATACCACCGGTCGCCATACATATCCTTCATGGCCTTGCTCAAGGGCGCATACAACGGCGGCTTGTCTCCACGATTACCTTTATAGTTGGGATATAGTGTCTTACGAAAGTTATCACGACCAGATACTACCAAGTAAAACTCAGAGGCCTTGCATCCCATGACACATTGATCGATGGCTTGCCTACACATAGATTTTAATGTAAGCAGGTTTGTTCCCTCCGTTTCTGCTTTGGCAGCATGTCTATACAGGATAATTTCTACATCTAGCAGAGCAGTTTTCTTATCAGTTTTCTTATTCATGTATTAGTATCATGGATAAAATAATTGTAGGGTCAATGCTTTTTACAGCCTCGTTCAAATTAGAGTTGCTTCTCGTTAGACATAGGTTCCCCATCACTGGTAAAACCTATGCCCCGCTAGAGCCTCAAATTATGAGTGTTCCCGCCGTCAATAGTGCCCTGGATCGTCGCGCGTGGTAAGTCCTGTATTACGCTAACCTTGGCTGTTCCTGCATTGCTGCAAACCTTTTATACATAGTCGGGTTTCGGTCAAACTATGCAACCACTTACTCAGACTTGGGCTAACCTGTGAGGCCGCTTGCTCCGATATACTGTAAAAAAACCTCCCTTCCATGTAGTGCTGAAAGAGAGGCTTAAAAACTATCTGATCCGTCACTACACGGCATATATGAAAAACTAATGCCTATTGTATATGACCTGTCAAGCCTATAGAGTATGAGGTAACTTTTTTATAGCTATCACCTCTATTGATACACCGCTTCGCTTTAGCTTGTAGCCCTTTGTCTTATTGCCTACGGCTAGATGCTTCAATGCCTCCTCTTTTGTATTGGCGTGCTTTATAGCACAGCATTGGCTTGGCATATCTCTCCTAGTGTATGAGATTCTGTAGCAACTCACTTAGTCTTTGGAGTGTGATGCCCCTTTTTTATGAGCCATCTGCGAAAGCTACTTCTATCTGCACCGCCTCGATCTGCGGCCTCTGCTATCGTGCAACCCGTCCTTTTCCATATCTTAAATGATCGTGCCCTTGCTTTGGCGGC